CTTTAGAAGGAGTAAGATTCTATGTCTCGTTTGCATGTAGTTGGGCTTTTGCGGAAGTTAAGAAAATGGAGGGTAACGCGAAGATCATCAAGCTCATCGCGCGGGACGAGAACGTTCATCTTGCCTCGACACAACAGCTCCTCAAAATTTTACCGAAAGAGGATCCAGACTTTGCTCGCATACAAGAAGAGACACGAGATGAGTGCATCAGCATGTTTCATCGAGTGGTCGAGCAAGAAAAAAGTTGGGCACATTACCTTTTCCAGAACGGTTCGATGATTGGTCTAAACGAAGAGCTTCTTTGTAACTACGTAGACCATATCGCAGCAAAACGTATGGGCGCTATCGGCCTGAACGGAAAGCCAGGAGCGAATCCTTTGCCATGGACACAGAAGTGGATTTCAGGTTCTGACGTGCAAGTTGCTCCACAAGAAACAGAAATTACTAGCTATGTAATCGGCGGCGTGAAGAAAGACGTTGACGAAAATACTTTTAAAGGATTTACGCTATAATGGATTGGATAACCTGCCCCTCATGTGATGAGGAATTTAAAATAATTACAGAGAATACAGCTTTACCAGAATACTGTCCATACTGTTCTGCAGAGCTTGATCTTGAAGATCCATTCGACGAAGAATATGAAGAATAAATAGATCTTTCCTCATCTACCGGATTTGATCTATGAGTTGGTTATACGAAGATAAAGAATTTACTGATGTTGAAGATTATTACGGCTTCATATATTTGATTGAAAATTTGGTAAACGGCAAGAAATATATAGGTCGTAAGTATCTGACAAAAGCCGGATACAAAACTGTCAAAGGCAAACGAAAGAAGCTTCGCGTAGAGTCCGATTGGCGAGACTACTACGGATCTTCTACTTCCCTCAAAGAAGACATTGATCTCTACGGAAAAGATAACTTTCGTAGAACGATCTTAAGACTCTGCAAGGGTCGCGGAGAATGTAATTACTTTGAAACAAAATATATATTCGATACAGATGCCATTTTAGATCCTAAATATTACAATAGTTGGGTATCTTGTAAAATTCAAACAAGCCACGTGAAGGCTTTACTTTTCAACCCCGAACAGGAGAATTTATGAAGTGGGTACAGTACTCGAACACAAGCATCTTATCGTAAGAGCAGAACTCAACAATCCACCACAATGTACCGCGCAAATTGAAGAATGGATGCGTAACCTTGTCAGTGCGATTGAAATGAAAATTTTAATGGGACCATATTCAGTATATTCTGATATGGTTGGGAATCGTGGTTTAACTGCGGTGACGATTATTGAAACGAGCCATATTGCTCTTCATGTTTGGGACGAATGTGAACCCGCGCTTGCACAACTTGATGTGTATACTTGCAGTAAGCTTGATATTCAAGCAGTATTAAAGGCTATTCAGTTGTGGGATCCTACAAAAGTTGAGTATAAGTATATAGACCGAGAAAACGGGTTGACATTAATTGAGAAAAATGAGGTGTTATAATGGGTAAGAAGAGAACACGCAAGACAGTCGTATCGAAAGGCCAACGTCGTTCGATCGTGGCTGGCGTGAAAGAAGTTCGTCAAGATCGTAGCGAAGGCGAAAAGGCCTACAATAAGCTGAAAGCTTGGCGCAAAGGCCAGAATCCATGGATTACTGTTCCTGGTCCGCAGTCTAACATGCGCTTTATTAAAGTGCGTGCGAACGGTGTTTGGGGTAATCCAAAAAATCGATCAACAGGTATTTACAGCAAGGCGACGAGCGATGAATAAGAATATTCTAATCTATACGAAAGACAACTGTCCTTTTTGTATACAAGCGAAAAACTTGTTTACAAATAAAGGAGAACAGTATATAGAGAAGAAGATAGGAAAAGATATTACGCGCGAAGAGTTTATGGAAAACTTTCCAGACGTAAGAACAGTTCCTTTCATTATAATTGACACAGAAAAGGTAGGTGGTTATGACAAACTCGTTGAATGGTACGACAGACCAGAACGAAGCTTCTTGGCAGAATGAGTATCTCAAGAAAACACTGTTTGAAAATGTAGTTAATGTTTTGTTCGTAAAGAAGGATGGAACAGAACGCAAGTTAATTTGCACTCTGAAACCAGATCTTCTTCCGGTACAAACTGATCTTGAAGAAGCCGTGCAGAAGAAGACTCCAAATCCAGATGTACTCGCCGTATGGGATATTGAAAACAAAGGCTGGAGATCGTTTCGCTATGATTCGATCCTTGGATACATGGTCCACGAATGATCTACATGGTAGATATCGATCAGACCATCTGTAAAACACCATATACAGATGGTCAACATCGCTATGGATTGGCAACTCCATTTAAGCATCGTATCGAGAAGATAAATAAACTATACGATCAGGGCAATACCATCATCTATTGGACAGCCCGTGGTTCAGGATCGGGAATCGACTGGACCGAACTTACTACAAAACAACTAAAAGATTGGGGATGCAAGTTCCACGAAGTCCGTCTCGGAAAGCCATCATACGACGTATGGGTCGATGATAAGGCAATTGGAGATGGGTTCTTCTTTTACGATGAAGATATGGAATTGTTGAACGCTACTAAGGAATAATAATGAATAACCAAGATAAGATTGAACTGAACGAACTGAACAAGGAATCGAATGGTGGAACAGAACTTACCACTCGAAATCTCTTCCACCGACTTTCAAGTGATGAACTCGATGGTGTCCAAATTATCACTGCTCGCGTCCGCGACCTCGATCCTGACCGAATTAAGATCTATCATTTACATGATCTCGCCGGTGATCCGGAAGCTTCACACCTTCAAGATCCAGCTTCTCGAGCTCGCTTTCAAAAGTTGGTCTTCAGCTCTAACTGGCAATATCAACAGTATCGTGACTACCTTGGAGTTCCATATAGCAATCATTCGACAGTTATCGAAACAGGCATCGAGCCTATTCCACTCGTTGACAAGCCAAAGGACAAGATACGTCTCATTTATACGTCCACACCTCATCGTGGACTGGAGATTCTGGTTCCTGTCTTTTGCGCTCTCGCCGAGAAGTATCCTAACATCGAGTTAGATGTCTTCTCTTCATTCGGCATCTATGGTCCAGGTTGGGAGGGACGCGACGAAGCGTACAAGCCTATCTTCGATCGGATGAAGGAGCACCCACAAATCAACTATCATGGTTGGGCAGATCAGGAGACAGTCCGTGCCGCATATCAAAAAGCCCACATCTTTGCATATCCTTGCATCTGGCCGGAAACTTCGTGCAGGTCACTTATTGAAGCTATGTCGGCTGGTTGTTTGGCGGTTCATCCTAACTTCTCTGCTTTGGCTGACACGTCGGGCGGGTTGACTGTTCAGTATGACGGCGACCATGAGAATCCAAATCTGCATGCCAACATCTTTGCACACACTCTGATGTATGCCATCGAGAACGTACAGAACAACGACATTACTAACATGATGTCATTCGTCAAAGCCTACGCAGATACTCGTTTCGGTTGGGATTCTGTAATTCCCAAGTGGAAGGGACTCATCGCTTCGTTAAAGGAACAACATCGTGATATTGGCCAAAGCACCACTCAGAGTTAGTTTTTTCGGCGGGGGTAGTGATATCCCCGCCCACTTTGAAAAATGGGGTGGAGCAACCATCTCAACTGCCATTGACAAGTATGTCTATGTAGCAGTCATGCACACACCACACGACCACATCAAAGTTTCTTATTCGAAACAAGAACTCGTTACAGACGTAGACGATATTCAAAATGAAATTGTTCGTAATGTACTCAAGTTCTTTGGTATCAAATCCAACATCGAGATCACATCATTCGCAGACATTCCCACGATCGGCAACGGTCTTGGTGGATCGTCTGCTTTTACTTGTGCTCTGATTAAAGCTTTGTCAGCATATCTTGGTTATGAATACGTAAATCCTTATCTTATTGCTAAGACTGCTTGCAATATCGAAATTGACATGTGCGGTTGGAAGATCGGCATGCAAGATCAGTTTGCGTCTACATTCGGCGGTATGAACTACATTGAGTATTCGAATAGTGGTCGTGTGAATGTAAAACGTTTGGATACAATGGCAATCGAGAACTACATGATCTTGATTCCTACAAACGCAGAGCATCATGCTGCCAAGATCCTTGACAATATCAACTTTGAATCGAAAGAATTTACAATTCGTGAGCTTGCACGTATAGCAGAGATGCAAAGTACCCAACTCGTAAATCCATTCGAGTATGGTCGATTGTTGGATTCTGCATGGATTCTCAAGAAGCAGATGAGTGCTGAGATCTCCAGCAGTGATATAGATATTATGTACGATCGCTGTAAAGATGCTGGTGCTTTTGGGGCTAAGCTGCTCGGCGCTGGCGGCGGTGGATACATGTTAGCAATCACCGATTCGAAAGAAATGATTCGCCGAGAATTTTCAGACAGAACATGCCTTGATGTAGGCATATCACATGAAGGAGCAAGAGTTGTCTATCGAGACTGACATTATATTCGATCATATGGGCCTAATTAATATTGGCTTTGCAAGTATCAATCATGAAGAATTTAAAAAAGCAGCCGAACTGATTTGGCTGACAAGCATTTCAAATCATCGTAACAACATCTATACTATCGGTAACGGTGCATCTGCTTCTATTGCTCAACATTGGGCATGCGACTATACCAAAGGTTGTAAGAAAGGTGGACTGCGTCCAAGAGTTATTTCTTTGGCGGCAAATATTCCACTCATGACAGCTGTGGCGAATGATATCTCCTACGACGAT